CTCAAGAAAAAATAAATACTTTAAAAGATAAATTAACTGAATATTTAGAACCAAGTGAAGAATCAGTCATGTTATATGATGAATATGAAGATGCTTTTATGGGACTAGGATATAAACAATACAGAGGTCCAGTCGCTATATACGATGCAAGAAAGTGTGTTGAAATATTAACTAAAAACTTTATGGATGACCCTGACTGTGAAAATGAAGAAATGGCAGAAGAAATGGCTATAGAATGGTTTGACTACAATACTGTGGGAGCATGGTATGGAGAACAAACACCAATATTTATATCAACAAGACCAGAGGATTTAGAATAATGACAGCAGGATGGAAAAACCCGAAAGCTCCTTATGATTTTACACAAGGAGAGTGGGAAGATTATCAAGAAAAGTACCCAAATTTATCTTGGGGAGAATATAAACAAATGAAACAATGGAATGTGGAGGAAAGAATGGCACAACCACAAGCAAATCAAGACTCTAACAATAGGGCTTACCCAGCTAATAAAAAATATAGTTTTGCAGAATCATATGCAAAGCAAATGGAAGCTACTAACCCTGTACATTATCACTTTGATATAGAACCTTTTGATTACATACATGACAATCAAATGGGTTTTGCAGAGGGAAATGTGATAAAATATATAACAAGGTGGAGATATAAAGATGGTATCAAAGACCTTTATAAAGCAAAGCAATATATAGATATGTTGATAGCTAAGGAGCTTGTTGATGATAACACAAAATGATAATTTTACACACGACTTAGGAATCGGTAAAGATACTGAAAACTGGTTTAGCAAATTATGTGAAGCTGGTATAGGCGATGGTGAAATAACAATAGAAATTAAAACAGAACTTGACTTTAATGCAACCACTGGAAATGCGGCTGTAGAAGTTTATGATGAAAGAAAAGGGAAACCTTCTGGACTTAGCACAAGTGAAGCGGACTATCAAGTCCATGTGTTAAAAGTGTATGGTGAAGTATTAGCATTTTTTGGCATAAAAACAGAATATTACAAAGAGATTGTAGACGGTGAAGATAGAGTATTACAACCTATGGGAGATAAAAATACTGCAACCGAATCAGCACAGGGTTACTTAATTCGTTTTAGTGAAATATTTAGTAAAATAACAGCTATCGGAAGGAGATTATTAGATGGCAAAAGTAGGAGTTAAATTAGGATTTACATTTAGAGTAGGTCCATTAGACACAAATCAGTACGCAAGAATGGACATGGAGATACATGACATTGATACTGAGTTACCAATAGATGAACAACTAACAGAAGCAGGATTGACTATAGATAAAGCGTATACTGCAATACATGATAAGGTAGATGAAGAAATCAAGAACATCCTAATGAAGGGAAAGAAGAAGGATGGAAGCTGAACATGTTAGAGCTATAATTACTGAACAGTTTTTATCTGAACGAGAGTCACAAGAAAATACATGGGGTGAACAAATACACCACTCAGATGAACATTGGACTGTAATTCTAGCGGAAGAGTTTGGGGAAGTAGCTAGAGAAGTATACGAAAAAAATACACCTAAGTTATATAATGAACTTATTCAATGTGGTGCTGTATGTATGGCTTGGGCGGAAGCGATACAAAAAAGAAATATGGAAAGACGAATAGAAAAAGGAGATGATTTACTTTGAAAGAAAATGCAGAATCAATATTTAATGATTTATTAAATGATAAAAAACTTGCTACAAAGCGTGGAGATGATGAAAGTTTTGCTTATGGCAGAATACCTTTTAACATCCCACAGTTAGATAAGATTACAAATGGTGGTATCCCAAGAAAAAGATTTACTCTTTTATTTGGTGGGTGGTCATCTGGTAAGTCTTATATAGCATCACAGTTGTGTAAGTCTGTGCAAGAAGAAGGTGGAGTGCCTATGTGGATAGACTTAGAAAAGTCTTGGGACCCAGCATGGATGGAAAAAGTTGGCGTAGATATAACT